AGTAATTCAAAATTTAAATTTATAATAAAATTTATAAATAAGTTTCTTCTTTTAAAATAACTAATTATAGCATGGATTTAAAATCATGGAATTATTATTTGGAAGAATTGGTTGGCGCCGTAGAACGTCGCCGGCCAGTTGATCCCTCGCAAGACCCTCAATTTATTGACGTTAAAAGTTTAATTAAACAGCAAAAAACTCTCGATCCACAACTTTGGGATGGTGATAAACTCAAACCAGAGATTGTGGATCGTCTTATCCAAATTGCAAGAAAGTTTTTTAAGTCTCTCGACATAGGACCAATTACACTAATCAAAGACATTACTCTTACGGGGTCTTTGGCTAGTTACAATTGGTCTGATTATTCTGATGTTGATCTTCATATTCTCTTAGATTTTACTCAATTTGAAAACCCTGACATAATAAAAGACCTTGTAAGAAATGCCAGTTCCAATTGGAACAATAAGCATGATATTAAAATGAAAGGTTATGAAGTTGAGATGTATGTTCAAGATGCAAATGAACCCCATCATTCATTAGGGGTATATTCTTTGCTAAATAACCGCTTTTTAAAGACTCCACAGAAGTTTATGAAAAAAATCGATAGTGAGGCTGTAAAAGAAAAAGCAAACGATTTAATGGAAAAAATAGATGATATTTACGATAATTACGCCCAACAAGAATATGATCTTGCTGAAAAGCGCGCTGACTACATTATTAAGAAAATAAGAAATTATAGACGGGCTGGTTTGGAACAAGATGGTCCATATTCAATTGAAAATCTTGTTTTCAAAGTTCTTCGAAGAAATGGCTATCTTAAAAAATTAATTGATCTTCGAACAAACTCATATGATAAACGAATGTCTGTTAACTATAATGTAAATGGTTTGTTAAAAGAAGAAGTTAAAGGACGCGCGAGAAGAGTTTCTATACAAAAATTATATTCTGACTTAAATGCAAGGATTTCAGATGAAAATCTTTGTATTGGAATGGTTGCCAATGCAATTGCAGAATCAGCACTTATAATTAACAACAATGGAGATGGTAGAAATCGTCCCAACGGAGGAGTTAGAACTTCAAGCTTCCCAAATGTTTTTTATAGACCAAATAGATATGGATCAAATTCATATTCCTGCGCTTTCGGATTATTTCAATATAGTATATGTGGTGGAATGGGAAATGGATTACTTAAACATTATGGTGTTCAGCCCAGAGGGGAATCATCAGATGAAGAAAAAGTCCGTATCTTGGCGAGTTATGAAAAACAAATTGGATATATGATATACTACGTCAAAAGACACCCCTATGTAAAAAGACATATCAACACGGGTAAATCAGCTCATTTTTGGACAAAATGGTTTCTTCTTAACGTCGAGAGGCCGCTATCGGTTTTACCTAAGTATATTGGTCGCGGTTATACGCCGGAGGGAGCGCAAAGAACAATACGATCCAGACAAAGATTAGCAAACAAAGTGATTAGGACACTTGGCGGGGCTCCCGAAGCCATCGCGCTCAACCCGGTAGCTGGTGGTACCGAGTATATTGGTGCGCCCAAAGTTGCCCCTGATGGTACACAAGTTTATATATTCGGAGATTCAAATACAACAGCTCACAAAGCATACTGGGGTAGCTGGGTTCGAAAAAATTATCCAAAATCTAAGGTTAATTTTATTGCCAAAGGTGGATGGACAGTGCCAATTATAATGAAAAAATTAAATAAAGTGGATCCTAAAAATACTAGAATGATTATTATTGGATCACTTGGAGGTAACGATGCATATAATCTCATGAATAAAGACTATGCTAGTTTGTTAGCTCCTGGCGGTAATTATTATGTTGATACAATTGCCCCTTTTATGAAAAAGCTTAAAGACTTAAGTAATCGTGGCGTTAAAGTTAAATTTTTTGGTCTTCCATATGGTTCACAAAGGAACACTCCCCAGCGGCAGAAAGCTAGGGCTGCTGTAGATTTATCTTTGGCGTCGGCTGCGCAAGAATATGGTGTTGATTATGTAACAGTATATGAGAAAACAAGAAAGATAAAAGGAAAATTATTCGGCGTTCATTATAGTAAAGATAGGAGAAGAGCTTATCGTAATCATTTAGCTCAACTAATTGGCGGTAAACAACCCATACCAGATGATCAAATAGCTTATATGAAAGGCGACAAAGGTGTTTACATACGTAGAAATTCATTTTTAACACCATATCTCGTCATTAAAAAAGCCGGCTTTAATTTTAATTCATTTTATAAAGATTTAGAAAAAGTTTTTCCAGGAGAAGTTGGATCCGGAAAAAGAATATTACCGGTTCATGGAAAAGATTTTATATTCGGACCAGAGCACTTTGCTGCGCTAAAATTGTTATCTAAAAAATCTGCAAATTCAAAATATGCTGAATTGGTTAAATTAAAGACAAAACAAACTACTTAATTAAAAAGGAGATTTAAATGGCTGCGAATTATAAATATGGAACAGGTCTTAGGAACGTAGGATCATATCAAGTCTCAGGACATCCTTTTCTAACGGGTGCAATCGATATGGGAAGTGCCGGCACAGAGCATAAAATATCATTTCCATATGTTACAAAAAATGTCACAGTGATAGCGTCAGGATCAAGCGATCCAAACACATTAAAAGTGCATTTTAATTCTAATTCCGCTGCGGGTGATGTTCTAGACGCTGCGCACTTTATTACACTAGACAGTGATGAGGATAGTATTACATTTGATGTGAAATGTAAAGAAATATATTTAACAAATGTTACCGCCAATGCAGGATTTCAATTATATGCTACATTAACAAATATCGATGTATCACATATGTATGATCTTACTGGCTCTGGTTTAACGGATCCATCTTAATATGGCAGGCTTTAATAAAGTATTTAAAGGTGGCGCTGGTGGACTTCGTGCGGGTGCAAACAACGCGACCAAGGCCTTTGAATCAAGTGAAAAAAAAACAGGTGGCGGTGGTAACTATTATGCCAACTCAGTGCCTGTTGCTTATTGGACTTTTGAAAATGAAGGCGACGGAAAAGTCCATGATGTCTCCAGCGCTGGAAATCAGTTAGATGGCACAAGGTCAAGTACTCAATATGCCAACAATGACCCAGGCACTGACCCCACCAATAGACCATCTTTTGACACAAGCACTAAAGTTTTGGGCGCTAGCTCTATGCTTTTCGGTCATAACCGCAACGACGCTGTAATCGTGCCAGATAATAATCTTTTAGATTTTAGCACCGACTCTCCTTTTACTCTTTCTGTGTGGATAAAAAGAGGCGATCCTGATCGGGGTAATATTGTTGGTATGCTCACAAAAGCAGCGCAAACGTCTGCGACTGATTCTGCCTTCGAAGGTTATTTTCTTTGGTTTCCTGATTCACAACAAAGAAGGCCTGCATTTTTATTGTATAAGAATGTGTCTAGTCTTCAGCAGCTTAGAGTTCAAGCCGCCTCATTAGCATTTGCAGATGATGATTTTAATTGGCACAATATTGTTGCTACCTACAATGGTAATTCTAATTTAGACGGGGTTAAGATATACATCGATGGTTCATCAGTTGCCACTGAGTTAGAACCTGGTCATCCTGACACACTTCCTCCAGGTGCCGATATAACCAATTCAACTCCTCTTGTTATGGGAGGGATTATCGACAACACTGCTGGTACTCCTCTCGACACGCAGTGGCCTTTTAGTGGAAATATGGACGAGGTTGCCATATGGAGTAAAGAACTTTCTGCAGCTGAAGTAGCGGCTAGTTACAACGGTGGTGCCGGGGCCGATTTAACTAATGGCATACCGGATGATGATTAAAAACAATGAAAAAAATATTTGAAAATTGGAATAATTTTTTAACTGAAGAACAAAGTGTTTTTACGATGCAATTAGTGGTTAAAGCTGAACCAGGCACGAAACTTTATGGCAGAATATTTGAAGCCATACGAGGCATCGAGGGTGTTACCGTTATACGTTCTATGAAAAAAATTGAAAGAGACGAGAGCGGTAACAAAGTTATGGTTCTTAGCGTTAGATTTTATGTTAACCCTGCTTTCATGCCAAGATACGTCGATGACTTAAGAAGAGCTATTTCGCGTCTTAGTGATGCCGATGGCGATGATATCATTAGTGTAAAAATATTACAAAATCCAGAAAAAATGGACGATGTTTTTACTTAATAAAAATAAACACATATTTATTATATGAAGAGAATTCTTCTTATTAGCTTAATATTATTATGTTCTTGTTCAAATAAAAAAGAATCTGCAGCTGCATCCGGAGTGCAACAGGAGCCAGATGCAAAAGATGTTGTTGATACAGTCATTGAAGAAGATACCTATTCTATATGGCAAGATCCATGTGTAAAATGCGACTGGTATTTTTGTGAGGATTTAAGTGAAGTTTGGCGAAAACAAATTTGTGTTAATGAATGTCAAGAGCCAAACACTATAGTTTTTCAAGGTGAATGCGAACAACAACTTGAATGTAATCCAACCCAATATTTAATTGAAAAAGATGCGCCGTGCTTAAACGAAGAAGGTGAACCTGGAATACAAGACAAAGTTTGTGTTAAGGGTTTAATTCAGTATACTGAATGTATCGTTAACTGCACAGAAGAGATTTGTGATGGTATAGATAATGACTGTGACGGAGAAATCGATGAGGGACAACTAAACGCATGTGGAGTATGTGGTCCTGTTCCACCCGAAACTTGCGATAATGTTGATAATGATTGCGATGGGTTAACAGATGAAGATTTAGTTCAAGCTTGTTCAACTGCTTGCGAAGACGATCTAGAATATTGTATCCAAGGCCAATGGTTGTGTACCGCAAAACAACCTTTTGATGAAATCTGCGACGGCTTAGATAATGATTGTGATGGGCTTGTTGACGAAGACATAGAATGTTTCTGCACTGAAAAAGATGTTGGAATATTAGTTCCCTGCACTGAACCTCCGCTAATATGCGGAGAGGGGTACAAAACCTGCGAGTGTGAGGATGATAAATGTAAAAGTTTTAAAATGACTGATTGTCTTGCTTCTTGTCATTGGTTTCCTGAAATACTAGAAGAAGATGAAAAATGTGATCAATATCTAGGAAAAGTGATACCAGAAGAGTGTAACAATCATGATGATAACTGTAATCAGTTAGTTGATGAAAATTTGTTTTCTATTTGTTATAGTGGGCCACCTGAGACACTTGGTATTGGTATATGTCTTCCCGGAAACTTTTATTGTAAAGAAGGCATATGGGGTAGTGATTTTGAAAATGGTACGTTTATGCCGGAGTTGTGTATGGATGAAGTTGTACCAATGGATGAAGACATTTGCAACGGGGAAGACACAAACTGCGATGGAATAACAGAAAAAGAACTTGAACCTACTGACATTCTTCTTATTGTTGACATGTCTGGTTCCATGCTTAATGATATTAACGCAGTTCTTTCAGCGCTAAGTCAGTTTGCTTTACATTATAGCGACTCCGAAATAATAAAGTGGGGTCTTGTTTTAATCGCTGTGGATGAATATGATGCGTCTTTAACAAAAAATGTTGAAAAATTAAAAATAGAAATTAACTTAACAGATTTTCAAAGTTTTATGGCGTCTTTCGCAAATATTGATACAACGTCTATGGATGGTGGAGATGAGCAGAGCTTAGATGCTATCTATCTTTCTTTGCAAAGTCTAATAGGACCTGGAACTTTTGACGTTAACTCTGCTGCTTGGTTTGATGGCTGGGGCGGTGTTAATGTTTCAGATCCCGAAAAAGAAAACTGGGATATAGAGTGGAGAGAAAACACAAAAAGAGTCATAATACTTTTCACAGATGAAGAACCTCAAAGTTATTTAGTTCCAAAAGTAACACAAGCTGATGTTATATCTTCTATGGAAGCGGCCCCAGAATTTAATTTCTATGTTTTTACTGCTAGTTTTGGAAATATTTATTGGGACACGATTGTAGACTCTTTCTCAAAAGCAAAGAAATTTGATTTAGTTCCTACCGCAGAAAAGATGTACGGCAACCTTCTTGAAATCCTTGACGAAACGGCATGCGCCGAAAACTAACTCTTTAACTATTTATTCTCTTATGTTATAATAGAACCTCATTTGGAGGTTTTTATGATTTCAGACATTGTTGTAGATTTACAATATGGTGATTGTGGAAAAGGAAAGGTCACGCATCACCTTTGTAAAACAGGAGAGTATACGCATGTTATCAGATATAATGGCGGTTGTAACGCCGGCCACACTATCTTTCATAAAGGGAAAAAATTTATTACTCATCACATACCTGCCGGTGTATTTTTTGGCATTCGGTCCATTATTGGTCCGGGGTGTGTCGTCAACGTGGAACAGTTTTTCAAAGAGATTGAAGAGTTAAAACAAGGCGGTATTGATACAGATGGTCTTGTATTTATCGCTAAAAATGCTCACATTATTACGCAAAACCATATTGAAGAAGAAGCAAGAGAAACCAAAATAGGTACGACTAAACGAGGTAATGGCCCAGCTTATCGCGATAAATTTGCCAGAACTGGTGTGAGAGCAGAAGATGTCCCTGAACTTCGTCCTTATCTCATGGACCTTTATGAAGAACTTCATGAGCGATGTGGAAATCCAATTATTCTTTTTGAGGGCGCCCAAGGCTTTGGTTTAGATATTGATTGGGGTTCTTATCCGTATGTAACTTCATCAAATTGCATTTCTGCAGCTGCGCTTATGAATGGCGTCCCACCACAAACAGTAAGAAATATATATGGTGTTGCAAAATCATACGAAACTTATGTAGGATCTAAAAATTTTCAACCTTCAGGCGATGTATTTACTAAAATACAAGAAGAA